CTTTATTGTCATCAACAAAATCAACAGTAGTATCTACAACATCTCCAGCGACATCAAAAATTTTACTCATTATTTTAATCCGCCAAATATGCTACCTAAAAGTCCTCCATACATAGCACCAGAATATCCACCAATAGATGGCAATTGAGAACCAATTGCAGATCCAGCTAAGAATCCTCCTGCTGCTTGACCTAATCTATTTGGTGCTGGGCCAAATGTAGTTTGAGTTGATCCACCTCTAGCTACAGGATTTACAATGTTAGCATACTCTACTAATGACTGATAAGGAGCTTGTTGCTGTTGTCTAATATAATCTTCGTATGTTTGTCCTACACCAGTTAAACTTGTTGCTTGTTGTGCAGTTTGTAATTGTCTGCCACGTTCAGATTCATAAGCATTAAAAGCAAATGGCAAAGCTGTTTGAGCTACACTTTTAGCTACTTGAGATTGAGCTACTGGAGAAGATGCAGTTCTTCCTACTCCTGAGTAGGCTTCATTGACACCTGTATAAACATCTTGAGCTGCTTGTGCAATAATAGGTGATAAAAATGGATTAGAATATTTACCTGCTACTGTATCAGAAATTTGTGTGTTAGCTTGTCTAGCTAATGATTCTTGAGCTGCTAAACCTTCTAATGTTAATGCAGATTGAGGAACATAACCTGATGGGCCTCTACCATATATATTTTGTGCTTCACTTAAAATTTGATTTAAATTTGTAGTAGATGGACCATAAGGTTCAGCTACAGTTTGAGATGTACTAGTAGTAGTACCACCTCCACCGCCACCACCAAAGTATTGTTCTAGTCCTGTTTCTTCATTAATAGTTCCAGAACCACCATACATTTTAAGAAGTTTAGCTTCATAAGGATTTATGTGTGCAAGTTCAGTATCACCATTAATACCTTTTCTAGATATTTCTTTGTAGAGATCTTTAAAGAGTTTAATCTTTTCTTTTAATGTTAGTGTTTTTAAATCAATCATAATGTTTTTTCTAATTGTACGTGTGTTTTTTTAAATTGTTTATTTTTAAGTATTCGTTCCCAACCAGGTCTTGTAAATAATTCCATTTTTTTACAACCTAATGATCTTGCCCAATTAACAACATTGTCCATAAAATCTACCCAAGCTTTATAACTTGTGCCTGTAGTTATTTTACAATCACAAACTTTATACTTAGGGTACTGTCTAATTTCAGTAACAGTAACGCATTTAATTTCTTTGTCGTTAGGATCAAAAGCAATCCATAATTGCATAGTAGCTTTTTCTAACCATTCTTTAATATGACTAGCATCTGCAAAACCACCAGCTCTATCACAAGCTGCTTGTATTAAATCTCTAACATACATCCACACTTCATTAATTTCATGTGGCTTACATAGTATTAAATCTAATTTTGTTTTACTGTTTTTAGTATTAACTGGAAATTCAGTAATGTTGTCTTTATGATTTAATAACATACAATTATTTTTTTAATTGTTTTTCTAAAAGAATGTGGCTTTTTTTATACCTAAAGTTTCTTAAGACTTTTTCCCATCCTGGTCTTGCAATAAGTTCCATCTTATCACAATCGTTTTCATAAGCAAACTTCTCAAGTTCTTTAATTAAGTGTTGCCACTTTTCTCTATGATGCCCAGTCATTATACGTATATAACAACATTTTTGCAAAGGTCTTTGTATAACTTCAGTTATAACAACACCATATAATTTCTTTGCTTCTACAGTTTCTTCAGCATCCCAAAGAATCCATAACTGACATTTGTTTTGAATACACCAGTCTTTAAAATGATTTGAGTTTGCATATCCTCCAGATCTAATTAAAGCTTCAGTTACGAGCTGCTCAACTCTAAACCAAGAAGCTTCTATTTTATCTTTAGGAATAGAAACTAAAGTAATCATTCAAATGAAATTTCTAATGCAGAAACAGTTCCAGTAATTCTATTTGCAACAGAAGCAGTAATTTTAAGTATATCACCTGGATCTAATACAATTGTACCTTTAGCAAGATTTTCAGAAGTACTAGCTGCCATAGTACTGTGAGCAATTTCATATGTAGTAGAAGCACTAGTATCAGTTACAAATACTTCAACATCAGTATTTCCAGAATGATTAGTACATTGAATAGTTCTTACTAATGCTTTAACACCTGTTGGTACAGTATAAACAGTCGTTTGATTTGTAGTTGTTAAACTAAAAAACGTACTCTTATATGTATTAGACATTTACTTTTTATTGAAATACTTCTTAACATCCTCAACCCATTCTTCAAAGAATTTAACAGAATCAGCATATAACTTTTCAGCTGATTCTTTAACTTCTTTGTAAGTTGGAAGTTTAAAAGGATTTAGATTGAACATATTAACCTCCTTTGTTTAAAAATTCAAGTTCTTCAAATGTATATGGTATCATTTGATTTTAGATGCAATATATATAGTTAAAATTAAAGTTATTAATATTACTAAATCGTAGATAACCATATTATTTACTTGGTTTTAAAGGATAAGCTAAATTATTTATTTGCTCAACAGTTGTTAAACCTTGCGGTAAATTTCTTAATGAAGTTCTGTATGTCATCCATTCAGATTTTTTAGCAGGTGTTAATGGACTGTCTTGCAATACTGTATGATCGCTATCTTTTAACAAAGCATTACGTTTAGCTCTAAGTGAAGCTATTGCTCTATCAAATGCTCCATTGTTCCAAGCAATTTCATCTGCTTGACGTTGTGCTATTTCCTCAGCACTAAGGGGAATTTGTATTCCATCTACTAGTTTATGCTCCATAATAATTTCCTTTTATATATTGGTTCTTTACTGAATGCAATGAAGTAAAGCTCATCATATTATCTCCTATTTATTATTGTTAATTGAATTAGTCAAATTATTTAATACTGCTTTAGCTTGATTAAATAATCTCATTATTTGATCCCATATAATAGTATTGTTCCATCAAAGTTTCCACTAGACATTTGAAATCTTACTGCGTTTACAGCACTAGTAGTATTACCATAACCAGCTACAAAATAATTAACACTAAAATCTGAAGCATCATAAATATTACCTGATGAAATAAAATGCTTTACATAAGTTGTACTTGATGGGTTAAATAAAGACATTGAAGCAACACAAGATTCATCAGCACCATTACCAACTCCAGTAAGTAATATTTGAAAACCAGTTGATTGTGCTAAGTCATCTCCAGTTCTATAAGTTAAATCAGTAGCTGTATCATTTTCAGCATGATAAGCATTAAATACAGTTGTGGTTTTAGTTACGTTGTAGTTAGAACCAGAATCTGTTGAAAGATTAAATGTGAAATTAACACTATCTGTTCTTGGGTGAATATCCACAAACCAAAACTGATACTCTTTATAAGTAGAATCAATACCAGTAGTAAAGGATATAGAAGCTGAATTACTAGCTGTCTGCGAACTTATTAATTTCATACCACCAGTAGCTATTGCGGCATTGTATTCAGTTACATTGGCAATAGAATTGTTATTCAATGATGCTGGTAATAGCACACCTGATGTTGTTATGTTATTTGAGAAACTTCTTGTGATACTCCCCATATTATTTATTTTCCATTATGATTTCTTTACCCCATACAGCTTAATAATACCATCATCTATATTGCCAGATGACATTTTGAATTGTATAGCATTAACAGCACTAGTAGTATTGCCATAACCTGCTGAAAAAAAATTTGCAGATTCATCGTCTGCTCTATAATTATTAGAGTTTGCTATAAAATGTTTTACGTAAGTTGTGCTAGATGGATTAAATATTGTTAATGTACCAGAACAATTTTGATCTGCATTAGAACCAACACCTATAACTAAACCCTGAAACGCAGTAGATTGTGCTAGATCTCTACCACCTTCATAAGCTAAACCACTAGCAGTACCACTTTCAGCATGGTATGCTGTAAAAGCAGTAGTTGTCTTAGTTACATTGTAGTTACTTCCAGCATCAGTACTCATATTAAATTGAAAATCTACGTTATCAGTAGCTGGGTGAATGTCTATAAACTTAAATATATATTCATCATAAGTGCTATCTAATCCAGTTGTAAATGAAATAGTAGCAGATGCACTAGCAGTCTGTGTAGATAATAATATTAATGTTCCACCACTAGCATTAGCAAAGGAAGTTACAGCACTTACTGAAGCATTTGTAATTCCAGCAGGAAGTATAACTCCACCAGTTGTAATGTTGTTTGATAAACCTCTTGTTATGCTACCCATGAGCAATCTCCTTGCGAATTTCTATACTTGAACGTAGTGAAAGTGTAGCCATTATTTAATTCCATATAAATATATTACACCATCTAAATTTCCACTATCCATTCTAAATATTATAGCATTAATAGCTGATGTTGTATTAGCATATCCTGCAATATAGTTATTACCTAAATATGGAGTTGATGTTATATTATTTGTAGTAGCAATAAAATGTTTAACATAAGTTGTACTAGCTGGATTGAATAAAGTTAATGAACCAGAAATATTGTCATCACTATTAGTGTTATTTCCACCAGCACTTAATGCTTGGTCTGAAGTAGATTGTGCTAAGTCTTGATCGGTATTGTATTCTAAATATGCCGCAGTACCACTTTCTCTATGTAATGCTCTAAATGTTGTTGTAGTCTTGGTTACGTTATAATTAGAACCACCATCTGTACTCATGTTGAAAAAAAAATCAGCATTTAATGTTCTTGCCGCAATATTAACCAACACAAACTTATATGCTTTATAAGTTGAAGTTAATCCTGAAGTAAAACTAATTGAAGCTGAGTTAGAAGCAGTTTGAGAAGATATAAGTGTAATACCATCTTCAGCATTTGCAAGTACTGTTATTCCAGTAACAGAAGAATTGGTAATAGCATTAGAGGTAAATACTCCACTTGTAGTTATATTGTTTGCGGTACTTCTAGCGATTGCTCCCATTAAGATAACCTTAGGTATCTTACAGTAATTTCTGCAAGGTTAGTTGGTGCAGTAGCGAATGTTAAAGTTGTACCTGATATTGTATAGTCATCAGTTGGAACTAAAGTTAATCCATTAACTACTACTATAACATCTGCGACAGCTCTACCAGCATCTATTGTAATTGTAGTAGAAGAACCATTACCAGTAAAGTTAGCTGATGTGTAAGCACCACCTAATGGTAAATATCTATAAGTAATTTCTGCGTTGTTAGCAGGTGCAGTTTGGAATGTTAGGGTTGTGCCAGAAATTGTGTAATCTGTTGTAGGAGTTAATTGAAAACCATTTACAAATACCAATACATCTTCAACTGATCTGCCTGAAGATATTGTGAAAGCTGTTGTTGAACCATTGCCTGTTGCTGTGCCAGAAGAATAAGTTAGTGTTAAAGATATAGTTCCAAATTCTAAAGCAGTAGCAGCACTATTAGTTCTTAATACTTGTAATGAAGTTCCTAATGCAGTTAATCCTGTTCCACCATTCGCAACAGGTAATGTTCCTGTTACTCCTGTTGATAAAGGTAATCCTGTAGTATTAGTTAATGTTCCTGAGGCAGGAGTTCCTAAAGCTGGTGTTGTTAAAATTGGTGATGTTAAAGTTTTATTAGTTAATGTTTGAGTATCAGTTAGTGTTGTAACTACAGTATTATCAATAGCTATTGTTCCACTAGAAGTAATTGTTCCACCAGTAAGACCAGTACCTGCAATAATTGAAGTTACTGTACCTGAATTTGTTGGCTCAACTTTTGTAAATGTAATTGAACTGGAACCTAATGTAGCACTTGTATCTGTAGTGCATAAAAATATTGTATCGGCATTTACTGTTCCTTCTTGTATTATAACTAGCTGTCCAGCTAATTCAGTTATAACATCAAATTCTGGATCTCTTGAAGCTGAACCAGAAGCCACAACAAGATAAACACCATTTTGTGAAGCTGTGCTTTGATTTTTTAATAATACTCTATCACCAGTTACTAATGTAACTCCGTCTAAAGTATCACCATTTTCTAAAGCTGAAGCTATAACAACATTTGCAGTTGAAGCAGCTCTACATATAATTCTAGTTTTAATTCCTGTAATTAAATTATCAACATAAGTTTTAGTAGCAGCATCAGAACCTGAGCTTGGAGATGTTAAACCTGTAATTGTACCACCAGTTACAGCTACGTTGTTTGCATTTTGTGTTGCAATAGTTCCAAGACCAAGTGTAGTTCTTTGTGTAGAAGCGTCAGCATCATCAAGTAATGCTTTACCAGCAGTTGTTAAATCAAATACTGCAGCTGTTCCTGATCCTGTAAATTCAATACCTTTACCAGCAGCAGAAGTTAATCCTGCAATAGCAGCAAGTTCTGCATCGTATGCTTGTACGTTTGTACCAATAGCTAAACCTAAATTAGTTCTAGCAGAAGATGTAGAAGATACATCAGATAAATTATTTGAAGCTGTAAGTTTAGTTCCAAGTTGCGTTTGAATAGCACTTGTTACTCCAGATACATAACCTAGTTCAGTATCTGTAACTGTTGATACAGCAATCTTTCCAGATGAATTTGATATAGCAGCTCTACTAGCAGTTAAATCAGCTGATACTATAGTTGTAGCAGCTCCTGTTATTGTAGCTTGTTTAGAATTTATTTGAGTTTGTATTGCAGATGTAACTCCATTTAAATATCCAAATTCAGTATTTGAAACAGAACCATCATGAATTTTTGTAGCAGCAATTGCAGCTGAAGTTGCAACCTTAGCATTTGTAATAACTAATTCAGGAATTGAATCTCCAGTCTTAGTTAATATTGCAAGATAAATTGTAATAGCTTCATTAGATAATGAACCACTATCCCATATAACAGTTACTGTAGTATTTGTTGAAAATGTTGTTGCACTAATTGTACCATAAATAGTTCCAGTTGCAGAACCTACAGCTTTTACTCTACGACCAACATGATAAAAACTTGTTACATCTACAGCAGATACTGTAAAAGATGTTGCTGATGCGTAAGTAATAGTAAAACCATTATCCCCATCACCATAAATAACCCATTGAGAATCGTTATACCATTCTCTAAGTTCAGCACCTAAACCTCTAAAACAGTTATTAATATTAGAAGGCAACATACCTTCTGCTGTATTAATACTTCCTATTGTAGTGTTATTTGCTGCGGTTAAACTATAATCTTTTATTCCTGCCATATTAATCTCCCATAAACCATGTGAAAACTTTATCGTTTTCGGTATTAAATTTATTTATATATTCGTTTAATGCTACTTCTACTTGTCTTTGAAAATATTCTTGAGTATCAAAAGAATATCTTACGTTATCAATATCTAATTCTGTTATGTCTGCCATTATCTAATTCCTGCTGGTGCTGCTGTTACGTCAATACCTTGAGCATCATTCCAGTTAGTCCCAGAAGCTATTTTAACATTAGCTCTAACATATCTACCAGATTGTCTCAATGGTGCTATACCAGTTGTGTTTGCTGCAACATAACTAGAAGTTGTTTCAGTATCTACTAAAGCATCTCTAGTTTTAAGAGCTACTGTCGAAGCACAATCTACTATAGGTCTAACTCCAGTAATTTTAGTTCTTTGTCCTGGAATAGGTTCTATTTCAGATGTTTCCATTTCTGCTTCTAATTGATTACCAGCAAA